GATAACCATACTCTTACCATTACCGCTTATGTGATGTTTCTTATCAATAAAGCTGATATCATTATACTTTAGATATTTCGTATACTCAATAGTAGAAGTATCAGCATAACCTTGGATGTAACAATCAATCTCGTCATCGTTCTCATTGATTGCTCTAACTCCAGCATATACCAGCTTAGCTTTACTATGTTCTCTGATGAAACTGAACAGTTTCAATACATCAGAATATTGTATGTGTGGATACAAACGCTGTTTTCGATCATCCGACCACCCCCAGAAGAATGTAGATGAAAATCCAACCCACAAAGTATCTGATTTCAGTACTTTAGAAACTGCATTAATAATTTCATCAATCGTCAGATATTGGGTGAAGTCGATAACCTTAGCATCAAACCCCTCATTTTCTAGAGCAGAAGCAATTCTGTATGGTCCAAGATTACGCATTATCCTAGGATAGTGGTTGTGTTGGTACATACCTCCAGCAATGATAATACAATCAGCCACTTATATTTTTCCTTGTTTAACGTCTTCAATGAGACTAACTAATTCTTCTCGAGTGAACACCCAAACACGTCCACGGAAAGAGTGAGTGCTAGTATCAACATCATGCTTCTTAGAGAAAGTTAGCTTCTTAATGAACTCACGTGCGCAGTTCTTAGCCATCTGTTCTTTAATCTCATCGGCATAGTTGACATTCTCTTCTTTCAACTTCAGAAGTTCTTGCTCTTGAACTTTATGCTCAACAACGAATTGATTGAATTCATATTTCTCGAGCAAGTCGTCTGCAGTAACTGGTTTGAATGTTGCAGCACTAACACCATTCATTGGTGCAGTAGTAGCCCATGCGCCAGCTCCCATACCAGCACCAGATACAGTCAACACTGAATTAGAAATACCAGTCAAAGTAGAAAGACCATTACCAGTCACAACCTTCAGGTCTCCATCATCAACAATCAAATCACCAACATTATGTGTCATAAGAAATTCTCCAAACCAATTGAAACACGTTCTTCATCATCAAACATCCACTCTAGCCCATTCATCTTACCAGTAGCTAAGAAGTCGCCGAACCTTTCTTTAATTATACCCTGTTTTGAATCCAAGCGCAAGTCTATTGTTTCGTTGCGAGCATCCCAGAGTACATCCCATTCGATACCAACCCAACCGTCTTTCTCTGCAACTTGAATCTCTTCAGCTTGACGATCCAGATAGTAACCAAGATAGCGTCCATGTTTCTGACGAAAGATTTTCTTGAAAGAACACAGACAGGTTTCCATTGTAAAGAAGTCGATCTGATCAGTTAGCTCTGGGAATCTTCTTCTCGTTTCTTCCAGAATGTCTCTGGCTTGTACTTCAAGAGATCCGTACTCGCTTCCAGTGAGTTTTCTATCATAATCGTCATCCTGCCCAATGGCCAAAAGAAGTCCATTACGATGAGAACGGGAACCATCATAATCGTCCAGCATGAGAGAAGTAGGAGTAGCGATAATACCAGCAGTATGTTTAAGGTGCTGAAGATAAAACCAAGTGCTGTAACGCCCAAACTTATGAAGGTTGTTTTTAAGTACGATCCACAACGCATCAAAGTTTTGAGTCTCGTTGTCTCCGTAGAACGATTCGAGTTTTTCACGTTGTGTTCCATTTCCAATAAATTTCTGATATGATTCGAACATCGCTGGGAGATGTCCCTTGTTCCACTTTGTATCTGTCTGATAGCGTAGACGTTTATAGTTCTTAGAATTCCAGTCAGTGATACGACCGAGATCAGCCAGTTCGTAGTCAGGGAATTCGTTCTTCAACACCCATGCAGTTGGGAGTTGATATGTGTTACCGTATAGCCACGCAAGCCAGATACGTTCTTCGTCGTTGTGTTCATAACGATCGTTGAGATAGTTTGTAGCCCAAACAGCTGGGTCACAATCGTCATACTTCAATGACCAAGCATACCAACGGATGAACGCTTCACGTCGGTTTTCTTTTAAGCGATAATCCATTATTTCAAAAAGTCCTCAAGTGATGGTTGGTCCATCAATGCTTCTCGTAACCAAGATTTACCAACTGTATCAATAGCAGCCTGTGTCTTAGCTTTCTTCTTCTCACCCCACTTATATGATTCCAAACCTTCAGCAAGGAATTGGGCACGAGCCTTAGCTGGTGGTAATGCTTGGAGTGGGTTTACAATTGCTTTGTCTCTGAATGCGATTTGTTCGGTACGTGTAGCGAATAGTGGTTGGTCTGAGCGGAGTGAACCAGTGGGATCAACTGCCCAAAAGACCAACCCATTGCGATTGTGCCAGCTGACAGAGGACGGGGTGCAAGAGATTTTAAGTCGTTGGATCTTTCGTTCTTCGACTGCGTATTTGATCCAAGCATCCCAGCACTTGGACGCATATCCTTTACCTTCTTGACCTTCGAGTGTGACGATTTCATAGAGGTTGGCATATCCATCCCGATTAAATGTAGCAAAGATTAAAGAGACAACTTCACCATTGATTTCATACGCCATCGGTAAAGATTTCTCATAGTTATGAAAGCGAGTCCACAATGAGTGTGCAGCCGATAAGAACTTGGTGTTCTTACCAGCTGGACTTTTCTTAATAATGTCTTCGACTTTAGTTGAGTTTACAAAAATCATTGGTAGTCCACAGCACCTTCGATCTCAACTTTATCTACCATCATAGTCAAAGAAGAATCAAAAGTGAGGTATGTGTTCATCGGAATCTGCACTGTTGCATAGTTTAGATTGGCTCTGTTAGCAATATTGCCAGTAGAGGTAATTATACACCCATTATCCAAAGTTGTCAAGTATAATGGACGCTTACCATTGCGGTAGACTCGGAGTTTACCTTCAACTTGCAACTCACATACAGCAAGACTTACATCTTTCCAATGTTCTAGTGGGCTGTAGTCAGCAAGGGAGCGGAGTAAGAGTTCGGTGTCGTTTCTACCTTCGCATGCGTAGCCGTGCAAGACTTCCCAATCAGCAGGATCGTGCTGAGTAATAACACCATTATGGACAACTGATGTTGATTCATTTGCTATCGGTTGGTTATACAATAAATCGCTAGTGCTATATCGACAGTGACCAACAAGGTAAAGAGTGCCATCTCCATTAACCATCTCCTGTAAATTATCTAAATGTTTGAACTCATCAGCTGGAACTGGTTCTTTAATAGTATGGATCTCCCCATCCTTGAGATAGGAGAGTCCTGTTGCATGCAGTCCACGAATACGAGATTCGTGGAACACACGTCTAATCATATCAAAGTGTGCTGCTCTTGGGTTAGTAATAACAGCACCGATAACTGCACACATTAGAAGAAACCTTCCAGTGAATTCGACTTCACAGATTGTGGATGATATTTATGGAGTTCTTCAGTGCCAAGTTTAGATTCCAAGTAGTCATACCACTCTTTGTCTTCCCACATACCTTGACTCACACCATTCCACAAATGACGAGCAGAGCCGTCTTCATTCTTGTGACCTGGATGTTCTTTGTCAAGACGACGAGACTCAACATATTCATAACGACAATCTTCGTATGCCTTGGAACCCAACTCAAGCATCTTCTCACGGAAATAACAAACCAAAGAAATACGCTCTGCATCTTCATCCAAGAATTTGATTGGTGTATTACCATGCAACACTTCGTGGTTGTTGATCAACAGCAAGTCGCCTGGACGCACGTTGACAGCAACACGATACTCTGGAGCAACCAAGTAGCAACCTTCGTAGTTACCATTGTTTGACAACACCAGCAGATTAGATAAACCAGTTGACAAATCACCAGCGTCAAAGTGAGCAGCAGTGCGGAAAGACTTGTTCACAGTGATTGTAGTGAATGGTGTCCCTGGAACTAAGAAGCCTTGATCAATTTTCTTGGCAGCTTCCATTTGATTGTTATAACGCCATGGGAGCAATTCCTTGAAACCTTTAGCCAAAGTCTGCAGGAATGGGAATGCCATCGCAAACTTTTCTGGTTCACGTGCAGTATAAGATGTGGCACGACCGTAAGGGATACGTGGATAACGATCGAACCAACCAGCAATACCAGAGAACACGCCATTAGCGTAAGTAGTGGAACACACATACTTCTTAACAACACGATCAGCTTCTGCTTTCATCTCATCGTTAGAAAGTTTCTTAGTTGCGTCAACCCAAGCCTCGAAGTCGAAGCCATCTTTCTTAACTGCTTGGATACCCCAAACATTATTACGAGTGGATGGTTGTTCTTTCTTACCCTTATGTGAAGCACGGATCTCTTCAATAGGATCTTCGCCGAATAAGTTGGCAGATGGGTTAGAGAAATAGTCAATCACATCATATTCATATTCAGTAACCCACTCACGATTACCCAACTTCTCGCCACGTGGACCAGCAGCCATACCACGGTTCTGAGTTTCTACTGCAGCTTCACGCAGACCAGCATACGCTGCATCTTGTTCTTCTTTAGTGAAGTAGTTCTTACGGAACTTAAATGCGATGCGCAGTTCGTCAGTACCTTTGTCGCAGCCAGCACAATCTTTACCAGTACCACACTCAGCTTGAGTTGCGATGTCGCAATTAGCTGGCATATAAACATCAGCATCTTCTTCTACCAAAATGTCGTAATGTGACTCATCGAGGAATTGACCCTCAAGATGAGAGCAGTCATATTTTCTATCTGCTACGATTACCTTAACCATTTCTTTTCTCCTTAAAATTTCCAACCGTCAAAACTCTCAGCCTTAGCACGTTGACCAAAATCACTCTTATCAAACATCGGAACATCTTCTTTCTTATGTCCAGCGTCCATCAAACCTTCTTGTGCCGATGCTTCGACATCATACAGTTTCATCTTCGCTCTGTCAACTCCGATAACAAATCGTTTGTAAAACCCTGGATCGTTGTAACGGTTCTTGAGTTGTTTAACGATAATCTGATTCAATTGCTCTAATTCTTCATTACTCACCAATGCAAACATAAAGTCAGCAGTGGCAGGTAGTCCGAAAGATTCTGAGGTATCTTCCAGACCTGGATCGCTGTTCGTGTAACCTGAACGAGTAGTCTGAGTAGCCGATACAATCGGAACATTATACTCAACTGCAAGACCACGTAACTCTTCAGCGATTGCCTTAATATATGTATAAGAGTTAATTGAGCCACCCTGCTTCATTCGTTGAGAAGCACAGATGTTCAGATAGTCAATCATAATAATGTCGGGAGTAAACTCTCGCTTCAACTTCAACTCTTCAAGTAATGCTCTGAAGTGACCAGCATGGGCACCAGCAGTTGGGTATTCTTTGATGATCAACTTACCTTGAGTCTTCTTGGCCAACTTAGCCAGTCTTGATTCGTAGATATCCTTGTCAATCACTTTCAATTCGTCCATGGTCAGGTTCAGAAGGTTCGCATCAATACGTTCAGCGATTCGTTCTTCAGCCATCTCCATTGTTATGTATAAAACATTTTTACCAGCACTTAGCGCACCAGCAGCGACGTGACACATAAACAGAGACTTACCAACACCAGTACCAGCAAGAACGATATTGAGAGTCTTTTTAGAGAGTCCACCCTTGGTAATCTTATTGAACATCTCAAGGTCGAAAGCAACCTTCTCTTCAACACGATGATAAAACTCATAGCGAGAGTCAGCGTCATCAAGATAATCGTGACCAACGTGATTATCAAAAGAGACGGCAAGAGCATCAGAAAGGATAGATGGGATTGAGTCAGTGGTGTAAGTCTTGTCCCGACCTTCTTGGATTCTGATTGATGTGAGGATCGCATTATACACCGCCTTGTCTTTACAAAACTTCTCTGTGTTAGTCAACAACCACTCATCGTTGGTTGGTGCATCAACCAGACTGTCGATAAACGAATTAACTTCTACAAGTTCTTTGTCATTGATGTCAGTTCGGTTACTTACTTCAATCGCCAGAATGTCTTTAGTTACTGGCTTGTTATACTTCGTGAAAAATTCTGAGATCTCGCTGATTACGATGGACTCTTTTCTGTCGAGAAAATACTCACGCTTTAGAAACGGAATTACTTTTCGGCAGTAGTTCTCATCATAAATCAGTCTGCTCAGAATCTGTTGTTCTAATCTCATCAACCCCGCCTGTGTAGGAAATACTATTTTGTTGCAATTGATCCATAATGATAAACTGCAACAAATCACCAAGATATTGCTCTAGTTCTTCTTTGATGTATGTAACACCTGCGTCTTCGTGCACATCATACTCGAAATGCATTTTGCAGGTGTCACCATCTTCATCAAAGCGAACTGCACCATAAGAGAAGATTATACCTGAGTATTCACCTTCTGTCAACTTCAATCGTTCTTGCCCAGTGCGAGCATTCTCAAGAACAACGAATGGTGGTTTCGCTAGATGATTACTCATCGAATTCTAATTCCTCTAAGGCTTTGTCCAAGTCGTCAGACTGCACCATATCAGATTGACCCATAGAGTATTTGTTCTTGATGTAATCATAGAACGACTTCTGAGTCAACAATGGCATCCAGAAGTCTTTGGTGTCAGTATCTTTGAGGCGATACTTCTTGTCTTCGACTTCACCAGTCTCCATATTTACTTGCGAATACCAACCATTGCTAGGCTTGACAACGTGTCCTGATTCGAGTGCAATATCAAGCAGACCGCTCCACTTGCTAATACCGCCATCAAAAGATACGGAGACAGGGATTTTAGATTTTTCTTTAACATAGCGAGATTTTTCTACGTTGATAATAAAGTTGTAACCGATAACTTCAGTGCCTTCTTTTTCTTGTTGACGACCAAGAATGAAGATGTTATCAGCTGAGTAGTAAGAACCAGTACCACCACCAACGATGTCTTTTGGATACAAACCAATTTCTTTGTAAGTGTGGTTAACGACAACCATCGGAATGTCTTTCAAAGACAAGTGGGGTGTGACCATACGGAACAATGACTTCATCTGTTTGGCACGAGACATATCGGCAACAGACTTGCCATCCAAGGCATCTTCAACTTCTTTCTTAGAAGCCAAGTTACCGATGGAGTCAATAACAATCATCAGACGATCGCCACGATCTACATTCTGAAGCTGTTGCATGATGTCGAACTTCAATTGTTCTACGTCAGTAATAGGTGTATGGAGAACACGATTAGTATCAATACCAAAGGAATCAAAGTAAGACTGTGGAGTACCGAATTCAGAGTCATAGAACAACAGAGCAGCGTCTGGATATTTGTCAAGATAAGACTTAGCCATCAGCAAACTGAATGCAGTCTTAAAGTGTTTAGATGGACCAGCCCACATTGTAAGACCTGGAGTTAGACCACCATCAAGACGACCAGACAAGGCAACGTTGATGATTGGAATAGAAGTAGGAATCATATCCTTCTTAGTGAAGAACTTAGATACGTTAAGGACAGCAGAGTCCTTAATCGTAGTGTTCTTCTTGATTTTGTCAAGAATGCTCATTGTTATCCTTACAGAGATTTATACAAGGCAGATTGTGCCACGAATTGTTGTTTCCAACCCCACTCGTCGAGAACCAACTGATTGAAGATATGTTCTTCAACATCAATGGTATCTTCAACAGACAACTCAAGCATACGAATTGCTCGTGTATAGTTGTCAGCATAGTTTGCTGGCGCTTGTGGGAGATTTTTAATCTTACGAATCTGTTCCAACTCTCCAGTATTAGCTAACTTCAGATTCGCTTTAGCAAGTTTCACGACTGCGAGTTTGTAATCTTCAACAGCTTCATCATAATCAGCCACATGCTTGGTGGCGTTTTCTTTCACGATCTTGAGCAACTCAAGACGATTCATCTTTACACTATTCATAACATTCCTCAATGGGTTTTGCATTTACTTCAACCATTCTAATAGTTGGGCTTCATTCATCAAACCTACATGGCGCTTGATCTCATTCTCTTGGTCATCAACTAAAATCATTGTTGGCACAGAACGAACCTTAAACTCTTGAGAAAGCATAATGTTCTCATCAATGTTCACGTCTTCAATAGGAATTGTAATCTTATCGGCTGCACCTTTAACAACCATGCTGAGTCCTTTACATGGACCACACCACTCGGCATAAAACTTAAAAACTTTCATATTCATCTCCTAAAAATATATTATACACCATCCCCTATTGCAAAGCAATTATTTGTTGGGGACATCGAACACGAAAGTAACACGGACACAGTCGCCGATGTTCTTAGTGCCATGGGGTAATTTGTTATTGAACCATAGCAATGTTCCAGGTTCTACCGTTACAGATTCATCGCCTACTGTGTATATGTATCTGCCTTGGATGGACAGATGATAGCGATCTCTTGTTAGGTAATAATTACCAAGATCAATGTGTTGCCCAACTTCACCACCAACTGGGAGTGAGAGGAAACCACATCTACTAAACTTCTTAAAATTGCGTTTAAGAAAACGAATCACTTCAGTGTGACGAGAAGCAGCTGGTGTTGGAATACAAATCTCTGTATCTCCAACATAGTCACCTAGTTTCTCTACACCACCCATAACAAGTTGTAACACACCAGCTTGGACTTGAGGGAAACCATAATCAAGCATAGACTCTACGCCTTCAATCTTGTTTTGGTTTCCCCAGTCTTCTGGGTACTGCTTTAACTGGGCTAGTATCTTTGATACATTTATGCCAGTTTTAATAATGCGAATGTTATTCATACTCGTGCACCTAAAACCCATCCAACTAAACTTTTTCGAATGCCAGTTTTAACTGGTAATACTTCATGCATTAATGCAGAATCAAAAAATGTTATAGAGCCGAATGTTTTGTTTGATTCAAAGGTGACGTCTCCGTTATAGATCATAACCTCACCACCTGTATATGTATCTGGTTCAGAAAGCTGCATGCTGAAAGAAAGAGAACGGCGCAAACCAGTATATGATTTAGTCTCATCCACATGCGGTTTATAGAAACCATTATACGATGAGTCATACTCTGTGTACTGAAGTGTTTCTATAC